ATTTCATCAACAATCATGTCGTAAGTTTCGGTGTAATTACACCATCCAGGTATTTTAAAATACGTATGTTTCATAGTTAAGAATTCCTTATTTAGTTGTCTTAACTATTTGTATCTTTTTGTATATATTTTGCAACCCTTGTGATAAGGGTCCTTTTTTAGGAGGAACTGTCTTTGACAGTCTCTTCGGTTTCTTCTGGTTTGTCATGAACACACCTCGCACATTCGCACATACAGGATGAACCACAGTGACAGTCGCATCCACATATTTGACATTGATTCATCATTAATTCGCATTTCATACAGAGTTTATCACAACCCTCACACATTACTTGGTAATTTTTTTAACCTTCTCAAAGCTTCGAATACCAGCCATGCCGAGGAGAGCCATAACTAAAGGCATTAAGACACCCATATCTAATGCGGGTAAGGGATCATGCTCAATACTAAAAGTAGCAAGAATAAACATAATGAATTGTTTTGCTACATATTCCCAAAAAATAGCTAAAGCACATGACATTCCTATTAAAGGTCTCCATGAACGTTGCATAATACCGCCAATGCCTGTGGCAGTTGACTTAGCATCTGCTAAATTAATGTCCATTTGCTTAGAATTGATTTCGTTTTCTAATTCTTTTAGTTTATTTCTTGCAGCAAGCTTTTCTTCCTCACTTGTATGTACGGAATCAATCACTTTTCCTACAGTATCGACTAAAGATCCACCTAATAGCTTTGATAACATTATTTTTTCTCTGCTCCTTTGATTTTTCCTTTATTTATACTAGCATAAAACACTTTTTTGCCTAATTTTTTGCCATATGTCTTTGACATTGACTTTTTTATCTTTTTACCCTTGGTTGTTAGTGGCATCATTTCTCTCTCTAGCTACATCTGCACGTAAATTTGCTAAATCGTAGTCTTTTTGTAGTTTTTGTGAGTCTAAAATTTGTTTGTAATCAAATTGATTCTCTTTTAGAGCTTGATTTTCGCCTTTTACTTGTGCATCCATCTCCATTTCGGCTTGTCTAAGAGCTAATTCCTGCTGTTTTAACAACACTAGCGGATCCATGTTCTGATCTTGAAGTGCTTCTTGCTCTTCACCAACCATTTGTTCAGTAATTTTTACAATTTCATTGTCAATTGCAGTTGCCCTTTGCATCTGAAGTGCTTGTATGGCCTCTGGTGGTACTTGATCACCATATTGTTGACGTAATTTTTCAGCTTCTTCAACCATTGCTTGATCAACAGTTTGTGTTGCAAGTAAAGATACATGCTGATTAATGTGAGATACTAAATTCATTATTGCCATGGGATTCGCTTTAACCAAAGCTGAAGACATAAATGTTCTATGAGCTTTGATATGCAGTTCATGATTTTGTTGTGGAAATGCTTGTAAAGGTGCACCACGTAAAACAACACTGTGTTCCATTGCAGGATCTTGTGGTTGTGGTGGTTGAGGTATCGGAAGTATTTGTTCAATATCTTTTACACCTAATGCAATATACATTCTACGATATGCTTCACGTAGATTGTGCATTTGAGGATTACTCTGAGCTAATTGTAATTGATTTTGTGCAAGAGTAACTCTTTGCGACATTGAGAAAATGTTTGGATCAGATACAGGTAAGATGTCAATATTGTCATCAAAGTCGATTGCTTTAATTTGTCTTGGACCACCAGGCACATTGAAAGGATATACAGGCGGTAAAGCCATTTTGAAAATACGAGCAAGTAATTCAAATTCTTTTTTCTGTGCGTAGTGTAATCTTTTGTGAACAGCAGACATGACTTTAGTGCCACGTTCCATTAATGCCATGGTTGTGCCGACAGGAGTTTGTGAACTTCCTATTTCGGATAACTGCATATCAGCAACAGTTGCGAATTGTTTCGCAGCGTCAACACAGAAACCAAGTAACTGCATTAAAACAGCATCTGGCCCTTTGTAAGGTAAAGGCATCAATGCTTCACGAATGATTCCGTTTGGTGCATCTACATCTCTAAACTCTCCAGGTTGTAAAGGTTGATCATCATCACGAATTCTTAATCCTCTTGCTTTATAACCAGCAGGTAAATTTGAAAGAGTACCCGCATCTAATAATTGTCTAAGTGCAGTTGTGGCAGTTCTTGTCAAACCACCGATCATGTGAATTAAACCGAAGCCATAAAAACCTAGACCTGGTAAAAACTTGTAATGAACAAAGTATTCATTCTTTCTTTTTAAGGGATCTGCCTCACCATAGTTTCTGTAAACAGATAAAACTTTATTAGATGTACGATCAATCGTTACAACGTAAGGTAATTTAATACCGCTGGGCTCACCATTTCGAGGATTAATATCTTCAAAACCTTCTAAATCTAAATCAATATGAACTTCATAAAGTTCAGTCATATCCTGCATGCCATAGTTTGTTGGATTCGTACCATCAATTCTGTCCATCTTTTCTTGAATGTCAGAAGTTTGATCTCCGTCGTATGGCTGTAATTCTATATCACGATAAAAACCAGAAACTTGTTTTTTACGAACATCGTTCAAAGACATTTTGAGAACTTGCGTAATACGATCACAATTATCTAAATCAGATGCTCCGTAAGGGACAATGATATCTTCCGCAGGAACAAACTTTGAAGTTGCTCTATTTAAAACTTCATCAAAGTAAACTTTTTTAAATGCACTACCAGAAAGTGGTAACTGAAATAACAATTGGTCCATCTCTGGATTGTATTCTTCCATGACATGAGTAATCTCATAGTTCATATATTCTTTGACTCGTTCTGCTGCCATTTGAACTTGTTCATTAACAGCACCAACCACTTGTGTTCGAACAGGACCATCACTAGGTAGAAGTTCTACATAAGCCATCGCTTGAAACTGTGTAACCGCTTGAGCTAAGACAGGATGATTAACACTTGCAGCACCACGAAAAGGACGAGTACGTTCTTCGTATTTGAAACCGAGAAGGTCTAAACCTTTTGTGTATGCTTGTTCCCAATCTTCACGAGAAGCTTTGTCATCATCAATCTTATCAATCAACTCATTGGATAAAGATTGTAAATAACCTTCATCTAAAATTTCTGCTAAGTTAGAATTAAAACCAGAGGCAACAGGAATGTCTTCCTCGCCTACGATTGCAGAACCGTCTTCGACGATCTCTACGTTAGGTTCTCCATTTACTTCAAGGTCAACAGTTGTGCCAACCTCTTCTACTTGAACATCATCTTCTGCACGTCCTCCTGCTTCAGGATTAGGTTCACGTGCTAAATAAGGGGTGTCCTGTATGCTATCGAATTTATCTACCATATTCTCCGTATATATCTGTTATTGAAACTAAACTATCTTTATCAATACTTCCACCAGATTTTTTCTTAAACATAAACATTGGAGCTTGTGCTTTCTCAGAATCTAGGGTGATTGTAAACATTGGTATTTCTTGTGGATTATATTCTTCTATAACAATTTGTGCTGCATTTCTATCATCACCAGGTCCTAAAGGCACAAGTTCAAAATCTTCAAAATCAATAGTTCCACCTGTATCCGTTGTTTCTGATATAGTCTTTGGTTGTACATAATAATCCATGGTTTGACCTGGAGCTATTTCTTTTGTGTAAATAACTTGATTAGCTCCTAAACTATTTGCATTTCTTTTTAATTGTTCATCAATAAAGGCCTGTGCTTCTTCAGGCTCTAAACCTTGAGCTAGTTGATCTTGCTTCATAAACTCAAACTCACCCTCAAGATTTCTTTTCAAATATGTTAATCCTCGATCTGAATTATTAGGATTTAAAACTGTCTCTACTTTTGCTTCTCCACCATATTTCTTCGCAATATTTTTCATTTGTTGTATTGCTACTTTGCCATACAAATCTCTAAACTTTTTACCTGCATCACTGTCAGGTCTTTTACCCCAACGTTGATTGACCAACTCAGGAGGATAGATAGCTACCTTGTTTATACCACGCCCTTGAGCATCTTTAATTGTCGATTTAATTAACAGATCCACATAGTCAGCTTGTTTGTTAAAAGGAATCGGTGGAAACAATTCTAATTCTTTGGTGCTGTAATAAGATGTTCCATCACCAATACCACGAACATTAGTGTCCTCACCATATCGCATTAGTTCCTCTGTATCTCTAGTGGATGGAACTTTGACACTTTTTAACATATCATCTAATTGACCAGATCGATTTAAATCTAATAGACTATCTAAAATTTTCTGTTGCTCTTTTGCAATCGCTTGAATTTCAAATCCTGTTTCAGGTCGACTCTGTTGAATATCTTTTTGTAACACATCTTCAATCTGTAACTGCAAATCAGATAACTGTTTTTGATAATCAGGTATCGTTGACTTGGCTGCTTCATTAGGGAATGGTTTGATTAAGTCTTGATGTTTTTTTAAAGTTTCTTCAACTGTGGGTGGTACAGCTTGATTTAATTGTTCTAATGCATTTGTAGCACTGGCTTCTCGATAAGGATCACCACTCTGTAAATCTCGTGCAGCTCTTGCTTTGATATTTTCAATTCGTTTTAGTAGCGCTTGTAAACGTTCTTGTTCTTTTCGAACTTTCGTCAACATATCGGTTTGCATCTCTTGAATTACTGATATCTTACGACCGTCAGGTTGCATATAATCGGCAACACGAGTAAACCCTAAAACGTTTTCTTCTTCAAAGTGACCACTAGAAACAAAAGGTTTTTTATCTCCTGGTAAACCTCCTGCTTTAACAACCACTTCACGATAGTCTGTACCTACTTCATCTAAAGGTTGACTTCCTGTATTCTGATGTCTTGAACCTCCGACGTAACCTTTATAGGCAGGATCATCAGAAGGACTGTGGACAGAGGGTTGTGTTCCTCGTGCATCTTTTACTTTGATTTCAATATTACCAATCGGTGACATCTCATAGTAATCAACTAATGTTTGACGATCTATTTTTCGATCAGGGTAATATTTAGCGTAGTCATCTAAGAATTGTTCTATTCCTGTATCAAACATTTCTGCTTCAGGAACTTTTCCTCCTTGACCACCACCATATAAAAATTGTCTCCATGCATCAGGTGTTCCTGCTTTTGGAGCCTGAGGATCTAAAATTTTATTTAACGTAAATGATTGAAACGCAAAATCTTCTGGTTGCACAACTTGTGTTGTCGGTAAGGTTGTGCCTGGAGGTGCTGCTTGTTGTTCTGCAACAGGATCAGGTAGTTTCTTCGGTGTGTATACTGCATCCGTTTTGGAAAATAATTTAAATATTTTGCCAGGATTAAAGGCGTATAAGTTACCTGACTCCACCGCTTGATTAAAATAATCTTCTCCTTCAAAAGCTGGATCGGGCATGAACTGTT